CATGGACCGTCGATAGTTTGCTCTTCTACGGAATCGCTTACTGGCGCTGTACGGAATTGTATGCCGACGATTTAAGACCATCAAGATTTGAATGGATTGCTAACAACAGAGTTACATTTACAACTAATAAGTTTGGCACTGAGGTCAGTCAGTATTATGTAGATGGTGTTGAGTCGCCTATGACTGGTATTGGCTCACTTATTACATTCCAGGGACTCACACAAGGCGTATTACAAACCGCTGCTCGCACTATTCAAAGCGCATTAGATATTGAAAAGGCCGCAGCCGTATCTGCACAAACTCCAATGCCGTCGGGCTATATCAAGAACACAGGTGCGGACCTTCCAGAACAGCAAGTATCTGGATTACTAGCGCAATGGAAGCAAAGCCGACTAAATAGAAGCACTGCTTATCTTACTAGCACATTATCTTATGAAACGACAGGATTTAGTCCTAAAGACATGATGTACAACGAGGCCCAACAGTACCTTTGTACACAAATAGCCAGGGCCATGAATATTCCAGCCTACATGATCAGCGCGGACATGAATAACAGCATGACATACCAGAACATCATTGATGGCCGTAAAGAATTCGTTGCTTACTCTTTACAACCGTTCATTTGTGCAATTGAGGACAGACTTAGCATGGATGACATAACACCAAGAGGCCACGTTGTTAAATTCGCAATCGAGGAGTCCTTCTTACGCGCAGACACAATGAAGAGACTAGAAGCAATAGAGAAGATGCTAACCCTGGGACTAATTGACCTAGACACAGCTAAAGAAATGGAAGATATGACCCCAGAAGGAAGTGAGAGTAACGATGAAACTTACATTCAGTAGTCAAATAGAAAGCGCAGACGGCGAGCGCAGAATAATCGCTGGCAAGATCGTGCCGTACGAAGAAGTGGGCAACACTTCAGTCGGTAAAGTGGTATTTGCTAAAAACTCCATAGAGATTGGCGATCCTGGCAAAGTAAAAATGCTTATGCAGCACATGCCAGAAAAACCAATAGGTCGCATGCAAAACTTTAACAAAGCCGAAGATGGGATTTACGCTTCCTTTAAAATTAGCGCAAGCATGCAGGGCCAAGACGCACTCATCCTTGCAGGAGAGCAATTAATTGACGGCCTTTCAGTAGGCGTAGACGTAAACAAGTCTGTGCAGAAGAAAGAGTATCTATACGTAACAAGCGCCACCCTCCGCGAAGTAAGCCTGGTCGAATCGCCAGCATTTACGGCTGCGCAAGTAACTAAAGTTGCTGCTAGTGAAAACGAAGCAGAGACAGAAACCAAATCAACAGAAAGCGAGGCTCCTGTGGAAGACAAAGCAACACAGCCACAAGAAGCAAAGGCAGAGGCTGCTACTCCTACAGTAGAAGCTGCTCGCCCAACAATTACAACACCGCATATCCAAACAACCGTGCGCACGCCAATCACTTCAATGGCAGCATACACAGAGCACAAAATCAAAGCTGCTCTAGGTAACGAAGACTCAAGACTGTACGTAACTGCAGCCGATGACTCATTCGCAACTAACCCAGCATTCAATCCAACACAGTATCTAACCGAGTTTGTAACTAACACTCGATTTGGAACTCCAGCAATTGATGCATGTTCACAAGGAACACTTCCAACAAGTGGAATGACAATCAGCGTGCCGTCTTTGGTGACTTCTGCTGGCGGTCAATCAGGTGTGGCACCAGAAGTAACTGTAGAGTTAGAGGCTGGCGCAGTACAAAATACTGGCATGGTCACTCAATATTTATCAGGTACAGTATCTAAGTACGCTGGTATGAATACCTTATCAGTGGAACTGCTTGAAAGATCAGATCCAAACTTCTATGCAGAACTTACAAAGCAATTAGAGTATGCATACTTGAAAACTCTAGATACAACCGTTGCTGCAGCTTTGATTACTGCTGGAACAGCAGCAACAAACACAACTGCTGATCTAGACGGTATTGTTACCTTTGCTTCAGAGGCAGCACGTAAGATTTACGAAAACACTGGTTACTTTGCACAAAATTATATTGCTAACCCAGCACAATGGGGCGCACTAATTGCTGCTCAAGACACCACAAAGCGACCTGTATTCACGGCGTTACAGCCTATGAATGCAGCAGGACAAGTTAGCGTTCAATCAATTCGAGGTAACGTTCTTGGATTAGACTTGTACGTTGATAAGAACCTGGCAGCAACTACTTTCGATGATGGTTCAGCGATTGTATTAGCCCCAGAAGCATTTACCGTATATCGCTCCGCTCAAAACTTCATGAGCGTAAACGTAGTATCAAACCTACAAGTACAAGTTGCGATTTATGGTTACATGGCAACAATTGCCAAAATGCCAAAGGGTATTTACCTATACAACAAGGCCTAAAAACCAATAAGTAATCTCTGGGGTTTAGTAGCCCTAGCCCCAGAGAGCTATTAGCAGAGGAGTAGAGATGGCAGCCGCGTATGTGACTATGGCCGAGTTAAGGGCAAATCTTGGTATTGGCTCGCTCTACTCCGATGCAACTGTCGAGGAAGTATGTCAAACAGCAGAAGACCTGATCAATCAGTATCTTTGGTTTAATACTGCTCCAGTGGTAGGCACAGCACTACAAGATAACGTGGCAACTATTATGCTTGCCAACCCGAATGCCTTTGCAGCGACCCAATCAATAGTCGTTAGTGGCTGCGGTGCTACCTTTAACGGTACCCACACAATTACAGGCACAATACCGCCAACCTCTGGCACCACTAGCCTCATCCCAGTATTTATGTACAACTACGGACAAGTTAATTATCCTAACGGATACTCATTTGTGCAGTACAACAAGACAGCAGCTAATCAAACATTCCATAAAGTATTACCTTACGGAGTAGCCACAGGCCCAGACCATAAGACCCAATCTTACGCGACAACTCCAGCCATACGAGAAAGTGCCATGATAGTGGCCGTTGATGTCTGGCAATCCAGACAGGTATCTCAAACAGGTGGAGTCGGTATGGATGGGATCAGTGCGAGCCCCTATCGGATGGGTTATCAGCTGATTAACAGAGTGCGCGGTCTCATCCAGCCGTATTCAAGTCCAGCGTCTCTGGTGGGATAATGCCAGCAGCAATAACAACCCTTAGATCAACCCTGGCCACTACTTTAACAAATGCTGGCGTATGGTCAGTGTTTAGTTTTCCACCACCAACATTGCTGGCCAACAGCGTCGTTATTACACCTGGCGATCCGTATATCGTGCCGTCTAACAACGATGAAATAAGCGTGAATCCATTAGCAAACTTTAAAGTGCTGATCACAAAGCCAGCGCTAGATAACCAAGGCAACTTGGCTGGCATGGAAGATTATATTTTAGCAGTAGTTACAAAACTGGCTGCTGCTACTTACCAAATGAACATCTCTAGTATTTCAGCGCCAGCGATGATTGCCGCAGCAAGTGGCGACCTGCTTGTGTCTGAGATTACTGTATCAATCCTCACGAGTTGGAGCTAACATGAGTTACAAAGGATTTACTGAAGAAGACCTTAGATTTCTGGCTAGAATCGGCCAGATTACCGAACCACCAGCAGCGGTTAAGAAACCTGCTCTAAAGAAAGAAGAGGAAGAATAATGGCCGTATTTCTAAGCAATGGTGCGGTTGTTACCCTTAACAGCGTCGATATTTCAGGCGTAGTTACAGGCGTTACAATTAACCGCAGCTTTGATGAACTGGAAGTCACAGCAATGGGTGACTCTGCACATAAATTTACAAAGGGACTGGAAGCATCAACGATAACTTTGGAACTGCTTAACGATACAGCAGCATCAGGTGCTAACGCAGTTACTGCGACACTTGCAGCAGCATGGGGTACAACAGTGCCACTAGTAATCAAGCGCTCAAACGCAGTGATTAGCACTACTAATCCTGAGTATCAAACTACTGTGCTGGTTAATAACACACAAGATCTAAACGGATCTGTAGCCGACATTTCTACTCAGAGCATTACATTTACCTGTAATTCAGTTATAGTAGTCGACGTAACACCATAACTAAGGAGCAATAATGGCAAAGCTAAAGATAACAAGGGCTAATGGCGAAGTCACAGAACACAAAATAACGCCAGGTGTTGAGTACGCTTTCGAGTTAAAGTATCAAGCAGGAATTAGTAAAGTCCTACGCGACCACGAAAGGCAGACCGAGATTTACTTCTTGGCGCACGAGTGCTTGCGTAGGGCTAACATAACTGTTCCTTTATTTGGTGCCGAGTTTATAGACAGCTTAGAAACTGTCGAGGTATTAGACGAAGAAAAAAAATAGTTCAGCGTGATTCCACGCTCTATACGATAGCCAGCCTGTCTGTAGAACTTGGAATTGCGCCTAATGAGTTCATTAATATGGACCCAGAAATGCTGCGAGCAATCGTGCAGGTGCTTAGCGATAGGGCAAAGGAGATCAAAAATGCCAGTCGTAATAGAAGGCATTAAAGAAGTCCTGGGTGGTCTTGATGTAATTGATGAAGAAATGCGCAGGCGCATTGTATTTATAACCGAGCCAATGATGCGCAAAGTAGCTGCTAAAGCACAGGGATATGTGCCAGGTAATCAAGACGTACTATCGGGCTGGGCTAAACCGATATCTTCGCCAGATATTAAATACAAACCATTTCCTAAATACGATGCTGCCGTCGCCAGGGCAGGTATTGGTTATAATCGAGGAGAAAATAAAACCTTCGCTAACGGTTGGAAGGTGGCAAGCTATGTTTACAACGCTAGTCGGCCTGGCGCTATATATGAGGTTGCAGGTCGTCTTAACCCAGAAGGCCGCGCACCATTTACATTTAGGCATGAAGGCAGCGGCACATACACTAAAAAATCTGCTAGAAGTAGAGCCCTTCAGGAATACAAATCAAACAACCCATTTGCTAGCCAGCAGTTCGTAGCCGCATTACCTAAAGTTACATCTCAACCAAAGATTAAAGATATTAGAGGCGGCGGTCGTAAAACTAAGGGTCGTTTAATTTATAGAGCCTGGGCAGAAGATAGTCCAGAGATATACAAAGCCGTGATCAGGGCTGTTAATGTTACTGCTGAGTTATTTAATAAAAAAACAGAGATTAAGAAGGCAGCGTAATGGCCAATATAGTTGCATCGGTAATAGCCACCTTTAATGGCAAGGCGCTTACTAAAGGCAAAAAGGAAATCTCCTCCTTTGATAAAACGGTTAAAAAACTAGGCAAAACCTTTGCCGCCACGTTTGGCGCATATCAATTATTAGCATTTAGTAAAAAAGCCGTTGCTGCATTTGCAGCCGATGAGAAGGCCGCTAAATCACTTGAGGTGCAGTTAAAGAACACAGGCTTTGCATTCTCCGCGCCAGGAGTAGAGGCGTACATAGGAAGTTTACAAAAACTATATGGCGTGCTTGACGATGAGTTAAGGCCAGCGTTCCAGCAACTCTTAACTGCAACGGGTTCAATCACTAAAAGCCAAGATGCATTAGAGACTGCACTAAACGTAAGCGCTGCCACGGGTAGATCATTAAGTGAAGTAAGCGCAGCATTAACACGCGGATTCTCAGGCAATACCACAG